CCATCGTCAACTCCAACTGCAAGGCTTCCTTGGAGGTCGTTTCGGTGATGTAATTCAGCCAATACTTGTTGTAAAGGTTGTTGTTCGTGTAGGTGATTGGCGTACCGCTTGCGTTGACTGCGTTGTAGAAGACCTGCCTCGGAATACCAAAGGCAAGGTCCTCGGTCGGTGCATAGGGGTTGTCGATGTGGCTCACGAAGGGGACGTTGGCGACGTATTCGCCCGTAGCAAACGAACCGCTCACGCCTGTTTGATAGAACCAAGACTTTGTGCCTTGAGCGATTGAGTTGTATTGTGCCAGTCGGTAACCTGTGTTCAACTGCTTGACCGTACCGCTTGCCGTGCTGCCTTCCAAGTCCCAAGCCCTGCCGATGACCTTATCGGTCGTAAACGAACCCGGTATCAGCGTCCCGGCCATGGTTTCGCAGACAAACTCGGATTTGCCGTAGAAGTTCTGCGTCAAGAACTGACGGCCTCCGTAGCCTTCCTTCGCAAGTGGATTGCTTGACTTGTAGGTCTTGGACAGGTAATCGCCCATGTCTTTGTACTTAAACACAAGCGACTTGTATTGGTTGGGGTCGCCATTGGTGAGCAACTGCTCTTGATTCTCGTCAACCTTCTGCGTCCAGTCAACCACACCGCTGGAGTAGAAGTCCTTGAACGGCTCAATGTATAGGAGTTTTGGATCCTGTGCATCGGGCATGAAGTAAAGGTTGAACATCTTCTGCAAGTCAACGAGCAGGTCGCTCTGCTTCACGTCAGCAGGCAGGGCGGTCCGCATATCAACGACTCCGATGCTTTGGGGGTTTTCAAGGCAAGTCCATAGAACTGTTGCCCCCGAAAGGATGGAGAATTGGGTCGTCAGCACCGATGTATCCCGCGTAATTACGAACCCAATATTTGCCGTCGTGTTGGCCGGTATGGTTACGTTTTGGAATCTAACCACAAACTGCGTTTGCGTCCTTGCGCTTATGTTGGTGTAGACCACATTGTCAGTCGAATCCGTGAGATTGCGGATAGACATATTGGAAAGAAAAGCCTGACCTGCTGCAAAGGAACCGCTGACCGTTAGGGCCACTTCAACGTCCCAACGGGTTGGAACGGATGGAGCGACGAAGGTGCTGGACGATGCAACCCAATAGCCTCCATTGTCAAAATAAGGTGCAGGAGTGTCTTTACTGAAAAGTATCGTTGTGTTAGCGCCCTCCATGAAGTTGACGCTTCCAGTTGACTGCGCAAAGATGTTCGACCCGGACAGGGTAACGGGTATCGTCCCGGCAGAGTAGGGGATGACCAGTTTCTTGAATAGCGTTGAGTTGAAGAAATTGGATGAATACCGATAGCCTGCCTGTGCAAAAATCAGGTCCACCATCTTCTTGACGTAAATGGACGGCCCCATCTTCCAATAAGGAACCGCAAACCATCCCTGCGTAATTACGTCCGTGTAGCCGTAGGAATCAACCAAGCCGTAAACGTAACCGCTCGCACCCGATGCGGTCCAAGTCGCAGAAACGTGGGCCGAGGTCAGCGTGTGGTTCATCCCGGTAACGCCAGCCGTGTTGACAAGCAGGTTGTTTTGGATGTCTTGGAATAGGCTCACATCTTCGCTGAACATCCCGACCTCATAGGTAACCTCGCCCTTGGTCTTGGACATAGAGAGCAACTGCATCGCACCGCTGAACACTTGGACCCCGTCTTCCCACATGGCTGCACGAATCTTCTTGTTGGGTTGGAATCCACCAACGAAGGACTGCACGTTGTAGGCAAACTTGAACAGGCTTGCGTTGGTTGTCGTATTAGGCAACTCTATCGTCTTGGAGAACGACCCTCTCCGCTTGGTGATGTCGATGATGTCGTCAATGGTGAACGTGATGGCGATGTCCGTGCCACCCATTGTATCAACTACATAGGGAACCTCTGCGTTGGAATCGTTGAGAGGGTAGGCGATGAGAGTTACGCTCATAAAATATTGTTCTTGTAAGCCACGGCAACCTCGACCTGCAACTGCGTAAGGCGGTCGTTCCTTCGTGTGGTGAATTGGTAGGTGTTGGCGTTCACAATGGCTTCAACCAACTGGCCATCCAGTTCAAGCCATACCTGCCCGGATCGGATCATCTCAATCAACCAAGCGGATTCGGCATCCGTCAGCCAGTCCGAGTTGAGTGCGTAAACGTAATCGAACTCCCCTGACCAAACTTTGTCGTAGGTGGTAGTCGCATAAACGTCCGAATTATAGCCGAACGTCTGCCGGGTAATGTTGGCCCGCTTGCGGTTCTTGAGTGTAAAGGTGTAGGAATCAATGCCTCCGTATTTGTTTTGAAAATGGACAGGGATGGAATTGAATCGCTGGCATTGCCCTATGACGTAGCGTTGACGAATCGTGATGTTTGACCCCCTTGAGAAGTAAACGTCGTAGAAATCCCCGGCATTGCCTTGGAATAGGTAATCTCCGGGGTTCCCGTCCAAGCATTGCCCCGACGTGAGGGCTTTGAGGTTCATCGGCCCGACCCCGAAGCGGATGACATTCGACCCCGATACACTCGACGCTAACACATCGAACTGCCTTGCAAAGGTCGCACCTGTTGCACTCCAATACTGGATGTAAGCCTTCTCGACTGCGTAATTGAACTGCCCGATGGAAAGCCATCCGTAGCCGTCCGCATAGACGGTGCGAGTCGTCGGGGTTGTCAGCATTCGAGTCGTGTCGTTGACGATAGCACCGCTCGGAAAGTACAGACCACCGCTCCAAGTCGCAAGTTCAAGTTGTTCTAAGTTTCCTGCAAAGGAAACATTCCCCGACACGGTGGTTACCGTTCCTGTCTGCACAACAGGGGTGTTTCCATATTCCTCCATAAAGTCAAGCCTGTACCCCGAATAATAACCGGCATGGTCCACGAAACCCGTTTGGGTCAGCGATGGCTTAGTCGGTGCAATCAGGGTTTCAACGACCTTGGCAACGTCGAAGAATCCGTAACTGGTTGTCGGTAACTTGTCGCACTTCAACCGGGCAAGGGTGGTCCCTGATGGGTTCTTGACATCGCAGACGTACCTGTAATTGGGTTGAGCAGTCAGCGAACCGCTGACCTTGAAAAGCATCTTGTTGTAAACGGGTGTTGCCACTTGGGGCGACCCGGAAAGGACGGTTGTTGCCATTTTATAGTTTGGTTGCTACGCTTATGGATTTGCCAAGGGTTTCAGCGATGGTGTTTACCAAAACGTCTATCATTTCGGGGGATAGGGCGTTAGACATGAAGTTCGTGGCCCGTGTTCCTCGTTGGAATACCCAATAGGCAACCGACCTACCATCCACCAACCCTTGCTCCTGCTTGGTCCGCATCCGCTTGAGTTCACGGGAATAGGTAGGCTCAACGGGGATGCCCTTGTTGGCTATCCAATCGGCCATGGCTTGGGCAGGTGGGAACTTGTCCCTGTATTGGAACGGCGACCTCGGAGCCTTTGCGCTTGAGGACTTGCCTCGCACCCCTTGGTCCACATACTTCCAATAGGGGTTGGCCATGATGGCCACGACGATTTGCTTTGCGGAAAGTTCGATGTCTTCGGGGGCGATGGATGCCGATAGCGTTCCCCCTGCATTTGCGTTGGCTGCTTCGAGGTTTTTCTTCGCAAGTTCAATGACCCGTTCAATCCACTTGACCAGCACGTCATGGGTTGGCGACTTGCCTCCACCCTTGGGGCCGAGGACTGAACCAATCCCCTCCAAAGCGGTTTGGTCGATGCCTTTCATCGAACCGCTGCCGAACTTGCCTACGGGCTTATTATTGGCGAGGATGATTGTTTCCATACGGGTAAATGTCCCCCGTGCTGGAATGTGTAGTCAGGACAGGATTCGAACCTGTTACAATAGCTTCACTTGGTTTCCCATCTTTTGCAGGTCTTTACACTATCTCAGATTTTCGCCCTACCCATAGTTTATTATACCGCTATTGTACTTCCGCCACCTGACTAATGCAAATATACTATCTTCTTCTCGCCCGCTCCGCTTCCATCCTCTCCGCCTCCAAAATGTCGTGAATCAGCAGGGCATAGTTCAGAAACTCCACCGCCTTCATTGCGAAGATGGCATCGAACTTGAGAACGTCCTTGTTGGCCATCCTCCACACCACCATCAGCCAGCCGTAGCCAGCAAGAGGGCTTACGTCAGCCCCTCGGCCTTCGTCATCAGGTGCTTGGAATAGTCGCTCAAAACTTTCAAGTAGGATTCTGAACTTAGCAAAAAAAAACTGACAACCCCCCAAACGTCCCCGACCTTGGCGTGCTTCTTCATTAGTTCGGCTCGCTCGGCATGGGCAGCCCCGTCGTACTTTTTCGGAAATAATCCGAATAGACCGCCATCCCTGCACAAGGTCGCCATGATTCGGTGGAGGTTCTGCAACAACTGCTTTTCGTCCGTGGTGTTTGCGTCCATGAGTTCAATCAACTGCCCGGCCGTAAGTTCATCCGTAAACACCGTTGGAATCCACCACTTGCCCCCGGCTTTGAACTTTCGCTTGTACCCCAATGCAGGCAATGCGTTCCACTCGCTGATAATAGCCTTGTAACGCTTTAGGACGCTCTTGGCGGGCATTTCTCGAACGATTGATATATCCACCCCCTCAACGATTGCGACGACTCCTGCACGCTTGTCGTAGTCCCCAAGGACGCTGGAGAACTCAATGGCTCCGATGCGTTGGAACTGGTCGATGGTGAGGTCTTGGAGTTTCATAGCCATAACTTAGGTCTTGAATTGCAGCGAATTTCGGGAACGACGACCATAGGCAGGTCGTTAAGCAGGGCGAGGTTGGTCAGGATGCTTTGGTCGTGGCGGTGGTCAATGAATGATGGGTGGTTCGGATATTCGCTTGGGTCGTCATTCACGGCCTTGTCAACGTGCAGCCACTTGGACCATTCGTACATCAAGTCAATCGTGAAGTCGGTCTTGCGTAAGCCAAGGAACCCCGCCTCTACCTGCATTGGTTTCTCGTTAAAGAATTGAAGGCAGTCCATCAAAGCGTAGCAGTCGCCCTTGGTGTATGAGATATGGTTGTGAAAGTTCTGGTGCAGCAGGATGGGGTTGTCTTGCAGATACTGCTTGGCAAACTCAAAGCAGCCGTCCCCGTGCAGGTCTTGGGCATCAAGGTATAGCAGGGCTTCGTCCTCCTGCAAATCAAGCAAAGCGTCAAGGATTATTTGAGGCTTCCACCTCCACCAGTTGTTGCCCCTGCCCGGACGTTTTTCGTCCTCGGTTGTTGTAATCGGGAACGGATACTGATTAGCCTGCCCCCTCGCTGCTGGAAGGTATTCACTCGTTGCGTAATTGACCCCGACTAAGTACATCTCAGAACCCGTGAGAGTTTGCGAAGGCGTGCTTGAATGCAGCCACGTTGTAGGGAATATCAGCGAACCTCTGCGAGTATGCTCGTTCTAAAATGTGGCCGACGTAAGAAATAGCGACCAAGTCCTGCTCAATGCAGGCCAAGGTCAGGTCAAGGTAGGAATCGTCCCAAGTAAGCGTGTAGTTGGAAGTTACAGGCACGACGGGTTGATAGAACTCCTTTGCCCCCCTTCCAGTCAGTTGCTTGATGTGTGGCTCGTAATTATCGCCACACGACCAGTAAGGCACAACGTCCACAGACACTCGGAAATAGGCGCAGTAAGCCCGTTGGTCAAAGTCGCCTGTCTTGGTGAGGTCGTACTCGAAGAGGTTCACGACATCTCCGTTCTTGATGTAGCCGTTCTTAGCTAAAGCGTACCATCCAGTCCAAGCAACGAGGTTGCGATGGCTCTCGATGTTGTCTGCTTCGTTCCTTGCAACGATATGGTCAAGGCCAGCCATGCCGTCAAAGTCCTTGAACCCAAGCATGACCCAAGTGTATGGGAAGAAGTCCTTGAACCTTCCCTCGGCTTCGCATTGCTTCACGATTTCCGTATCGTGGCAGAAGATGTAAGTTTTTGCCTTCATTTCTTGTAGAGGGTTAAAAGCATCCTGCCTCTTTGGTCGGTTGACCCCTTGGCTTCGTGTGGCTGCAGTTGGCTCGTAAGGTTGACCATCGTCAGCAGTTCGGCATCGTGGATGACCATCGTCCCACCGGGGTTGAGGGCTTTGTTGAACAAGGCAACCATTTCGGGAATCATGCCGTCCCCGTGGTCCGAGTCGTGAAAGATGAAGTCAAAAGTCCTGACCTCTTGCAGGGCCATGTGGCTCGGTTGGTTGTTCCATTCGACCTTGAACTTGGACAGGAGTGCTTTGCGCTTATCTTCTACGGTTGTGTCGGTATCGTAAACAACCACGTCAAGCCCAGCCAAGGCGATAGCGAGCGTCGAGTGTCCGAGGTAGGAACCCAGTTCTAAAGCATGGCCTCCCTTGTGCTTCTTGGCTTCCTCGTAGATTTCAATGATGTGGTCCACCGCAGTCGTGTAGATGTGCGAGTAGTCCAAAGCCTTGAGTTGGTCGATGTGTTTTTTCATGCTAAAAAGTTATGACAAATCGTTCAGGCGAAGGCCAGCCGGGGTTGGAATCAAAGACCTTGGTGTCGGGCTTCTTTCCTATCCAATGCTCTGCTTGGAATCGGTGGTCCCGTACCGGTTCGCCCAGTTCCTTGATGTGGCTCGACTTGGCCCACCAAAAGTTACCCCCAAAGTAGGGATAGCCTTCTGGGTTGTTGGCATCGGCCATGTGGGGGAATTGTTCCTTGGTAATCCAATGGCAGCCAACGGCATCGACCTGCTCCAGCATCTGCATGGACCGCTCCCAAGCGACCACGTTGAAGAATAGCATGGACCTGCCCCAAAGTTGGGTGGTCAAGGATGGATTTGCAGCCCCCTTTGTGTGGGCGTACAGGTACACGGCTTCCTCTTCCTGCGAGGCCCGGTACATCTCGGTCAGCGTCGCCTGCTCCCAAGCGTTGGTCCGGGTAACCACGACCTTGACTTTATCGGCCACCATGGAACCTTCCAGCACCTCCTTGACCGCTTTGCGTTGTTCGGGTGGACCGACGATGCCGACACGGATTTCGTCCAAGACCCCGATGAGGCCATAGTTGCAGACCGCCATCATGTGCTGGTTGAGTATCAACTGCCAGTTGCCTCCGCAGTAGATGTGGTAGTAGTGGACGACTTTCATAAGGTCCAAAGGAGGGTTAGAAGGGTGAGGATGAAGAAAACGGCTGCAAGCGTCTTGCCGAGTTCGATTAGCAGGTCAAGGATGCGTTCCGTGTTCATTTAAGCAGCAAGTCTATTCTTTCGTCTAAAACGGTGTGATAAGTTTTCATTGCTTGATATTGAACTCTAAGCAGTCCAAGCATAACTTTATCAATCGATTTAGCCTCATCGCTTTCAATAAAATCATAAAGTTTAGCCATTTTTGCGTAAAGTTCGCTTCTTTCGTCTAATAGGCGCACGACAAAATCTTTCATATTGTTTAGGGGTTTAGTACCCCAAAGTTAAACCACAACATACTTCCCTGAGTTGCTTACTCTTAACTTGTTGAGAGCCACATACCGCATCGCATCGCAGGCGTGGTTGAAGGAGTCAATCGGGATCCCCGTGTTCTTCCCCTCTTTGTCCGTCGCCCAAGTGTAGGACCGCAGTTCCTTGATGAGGTTGGTCGAGTCCTTGGTTACCTGCAACTTGTAGCGTTTCAGGATGTCTATGCCGTTCCTGACCGAATCGGGGCCTTTCTCTGCCGGCTTGATGTTAAAGCCAAGACGATAGATTTCCTCGATGCTCTTGGGTTCGGCAGAGTCCGCAACTATCTCCCAAGCCCGGGTAATCCCCAGCGACCGCAACTTGTCTGCGATGTCTTGGTTGGTTAGGCCTGTTGCGTAGAGCAGTTCCTGAATCAGCAGGCAGTCCCCTTGGCGGTATATTGCGACCAAGGCCGTTGGGTCGTTGCTAAAGCCCCAGTCAAGCCCAAGGGCGACGAATTTCGCACGGCTGACATCTATACCCTCCACGACCTCGAAGTCCTCGTA